GTTTACAAGCTTGAAGCCCTTCTCTAGTACAAGGTACTTTAATAGTTGCTACGTTACCAAACTTTTGATGTAATCTTTTACCTTCATAGATCATATTCAATTCAGTACCTACTACTTCCATACTAATGTCATTAAGACCTAGATTTTTTAAACTCTTATAAACCTCTTCAGGGTCTTCCCCGCTTTTACGGATAAGAGTTGGATTTGTAGTAATACCTTCTACAACGCCTGTGTATAAATGCTTATGTACAGCTTCTACATCGGCGGTATCAAGGAAGATTTTCATATTCAGTGGTGATGCTTATTTGGTCTAATCCCAGTACTTCACTGGGTTCTTCTTTGTATTTTGCTTTAATTTTAACTGTCGGCATGGACCAATGGTACTGTTTGACAGCTAAATCTATAGCTTTTTTAGCTTTATACGCTATGTATTTAGGTTCAATTTCTAAAAGTATCCAAACGATTGCCCATCGGAACGGTTTAGGTACCTTACGGGCAATCTCACGAAACGTAACAAGTTTCAATTCGGACGGATTCAGAAATTCGTTTATTGAATCCATTGTAGTATTCGGTTTTCTCTAAAGGGATCGGGCGGAAAATTAGCCCGAAACCATTCTATCCAGTTTGTACTTCCTTTACTTTGATTACACGCTCTACATGCGGGAACACAGTTTGAAGTAATATTAGTACCTCCCATTGTTCTGGGATGTACATGGTCAATGGTAAGATCATGTTCATGATGTTTCTCTCCACAGTAAATACATTCATAATTGTTTGCCTCCTTTATAGCTTTTCTCCAGAGTCGTTTTGCATCCGATGAAGTCATAGCTAATAGGTTGTAAGTATAGTGTTTAAAGGTTGGAAGTACTGGTGTCATTTACGACTACGATTACGTGCTCGGTTTTTAGAAGCATTTTCTCGGACTAAGGTTCCTCGTTTAGTGTGTGAAAAATCCTTACCGCCCTTACCGTATTGCCCAGCCTTCCGCCTGGCACGGTTAAGTTCGGCTCGGTACTTCTTATTGATTTTGAGTTTATTTCGTCTTCGTTGGGCTGCGTTCTTTTTGAGTCTGGAAGCGGGGTTATCTCTGTAATTTCGAGCACTTCTTCTTAATTTATGACGAGGAAGACGTTTGGGAGCCATTATCTATGTACCGCTTTTTGTACTGCATCAAAATCAACTTTAGGCATAAGATCAGCTAGCTTACCAAGAGGTGATCCATCAAAGGCAACGCCTGTAATATCATTCTTGTATAACCAGTCTGCTGCTGCTTTGAGGTCTGCAGTAGTAGCTTCACCGTTTCTAATTCTGATTAAAAACTCTTCAGTTACTAATTTATGTAATTCATTGAATTGATCTTCTCCTGCTCTTCTTGGTATTTTGCTAACTGTTGTCATTATTCTTTAAGCCCTGGAAATAAGTTTTTCTTGATTGGTGATACTGCTTGATCATCAATGGTGTTATCCGTAGATTCTGCATAAGCTTCTAACAGCGAGATAACAAGTTCCTTAACTGCGTTTGAAGTTAAGAATGCCATTAGGATTGGTTTGATGATAATCATTGTTTATAAGTATGTAGTGGTTTACTCGGATTTTTCTTTGGATTTTTCTTTAGATGCTTTAGCAGCTTTCTCTATGTCTTCTGCTTTAACCATGAAAGACGTTTTAACAACAGGCTTTAAATCATTAGGGCCATCTAAAGGTGTTGTATCAGTTTTACTTTGAATTGTAAATGTACTCATTTGCATTTAGGTTTAGGTTTATGCCAAGGTTTATACCAAGGCTTTGGTGGGCTTTTACATTCAAGCACCTTTTTCTCTGCCTTTTTCCATGCAGATATAGCAATTACATCACTACACATGTGATATACACGTGATCCAGGAACAAGCATGAAACCTTTCTGTTGTAGTTCAGCACAGTTTTTAACTCTGACTAACTCATAATCCAGTTTCATTTTACTTTCTTGTTGTGCTGCAATTGATCTACAACGTCTTAAACCTTCTCTATCTAATGGCACCATAAAATTAACTTGGAATCCCCAGTTTTCAGCTACAGTATAGCTCTGTTGTTCCATAGCATCATCAAATGGTGTTGTATGATTACCCATATAAAATGGAGAGAAGGTCATAGTGCTACCATTACAGCTTATGTTTGGACCATAAACCTGTCTAGATGGAGCACCATTATTCTGAAATTGTACGGCTTGGTTGGTAACATTCCCTGTAGCTGCTGCCACAGGATTACTTACATTATTCGTGTCATCTTCAGCTCGGACTGGTCCTACTGAGAGAAGACTGATAAGGATACCGTAGTAGAGGAAGTATCTATTTCTCTTTCTATTTCTGTTACCTCTAATACTTGACTGGCTGCTCTTGTTACTATTTCTAGTGAGAAGTCGCTTCCAGGCGTTGTTAGAGTAAAGACTGAATCGGAATCCACGATACCACCTGAAGAGGTTGAAGTATGGGTTATATTGTCGCCTGACCATTTGTTTAAGGCTGAACCATACGTTGTTATTGTGATTTCCTCCACAATTTCTTGGGTTGTGGTGGTGGTTGAGTTCATACTCCCTTGAGTGAACTGTGGTGTCACTAACTCTGCTTTCACAGCTGTTGGTGACAATAGTAACAGGGCTAACAACCATTTTTTCATTCTTCTTGTTTCTTAGCCATTGGACAATTGACGGGTTTAGTACCATTCTTATTACCAGTGGTCAAGCCAAAAGTGGCAAGTGCTCCCGTAAACACACTGGCAACGAACGTAATATCTGAGTTACCTGATTTCTTAACCATTGGTAACTCAACATAATTCATGGTTATTATAAAGCCAGACCAAACTACTACGCCGAGTCTAACAAATGTACCAAGAATTTGGATTTGATGTTCTTGATCCTCTGCAGCATCTTTCAGCTTTCCGAGGAGTCCTTTTTTTTCTTCCTGTTTTCCTTCCATTTATTAACCTTAGCTTGTAATTGTTTCTGAACTTTCTTTTTAATTGGTTCAAATAAAGACTGAGTAACAGTAGTTGTTGCTACTGCTATCACAGCTGTTGTAACCGCTGTCACTACTACCGCTGTTTCAGGTATTGGCATCTGTATGTCAATAACAGGAATCTTTAGAGTAGGTGGAGCTGGTTCTTCTGTTGTCTGCTCCTCCTCTACCTCCTCAGGTGGCTCTAAATCGCTTGGGGGTACGATCATAGGTTTATAAGCTGGAACGTCCGCTGTAGGCGGTTTAAAGTACAACTGAGGAATATCTAACGCTTTAGGAAGGTTAGGAGTAGGTAGAGGAATTGACATTACTCTTTATTTCTATCGGCTGCTGTTTTAACAACTCCAAGTGTATAAGCTTGGGTTACTTGAGCATCTTCTCCAACAGCTAAAGCAATACTATTAGTATTACAATGCTTTGTATTTAAAGCGATGATTTCATCTTTAGCTTTTCTACATCTGTTTTTAACAGCATTATCTATCCACTCTTGATTACTAACCGATGCATATTCAAGAGATTTCTTTTGAGTGTCAGTTAAAGTAACTGTATAATTTGTTGACATAATTAATTATCCTAATAAATAACCTGAAAAATGCATGTAAATTCCACCATGAAGATCTGCATCATTAACATAAACTCTTACTGTATCATTGGCTGAAAGGTTAAGTATACATACCATATCATTATTATCCCAAGTATTAGAACCACCTGCTGAATACCATTGGGTTTTATTCGCATTACTTCCATTTACTTGGAAATGATGTTCTTCACCTGAACCACCATTTTTAACCATGATGCTAGACATAAAGAGATATACTCCATCTACTGGTGCAGTGAATGTATCAGTACCATCGTAATCATTATTTTTATCAAATACTTCATTACTATATGGTACTGTTCCAGCTGAATGGGTAAAACCTGTCCCACCTTTTGTGGCTCTGAAAGCTGGTTGTATTCCTTTTGTAATTATACCGTTTTCATCAATACGCAAACGTTCAGTTAATGTTCCTCCAGGTGCTGCTGTGTCAAAAGTTATTCTTCCTTCGTCTTTATTAGTCGTATCAGCACCAGCCGCAAAAACCATTCTTGCTACATTAGTCCCATTCCAAGTTCCTACATATTGTGCTAAATGTTGATCTGCACTAGTTCGATTACTATCTCCAATAAAAACTGCTGGAGCTGCAGATGATGGTTGTACCTTAAGAGTATCTGATCCATTATAAGTCAATGTAGACTCTGCGTCTAATTCAGTTGTTGTAGAACCTACTGTTACTAATTCATTTGCTGTAGCATTATTCAATGCAGTTATAGGAGAAGCAGCAATTGTTTCAAAAGCTGGAGGTGATCCAGCTCCTGTTGATGTTAATACTTGACCATCTGTTCCTGGTCCTACTGCGATTGGATCTCCAGAAGCATCATATGTAATTATCTGACCATCTGTACCACTTGCCATCTTAGCAAGGGTTACTGCATTGTCTGCAATTGTTGTAGCTCCATCTCCAGAAGATGTTACATCTCCGCTATGGTTTGGGTGTACATAATTATTAGCACTAGCTGCTATACCATCTAATTTTGTTTTATCTGCAGCTGACATTGAACCAGCTACACTAGTAGTAGAAGCAGCTAGTTTACTTCCAGCAATAGCTGCTGAAGCGTTAACGTCAGCATTAACTATATCTAATCCTGCTAATTTTGATTTAGCGATAGCTGCTGACGCATTTACATCAGCATTAACTATCTCTCCATCCTTAATACCTTTTTCGGTTACTTGTGTTAATGCCATTAGTCTGCTGCCTCCGCTGTGTTACCTGCTGCTACCCATTCATTGTAGGTAATACGATCACTATTAAGTGGATCATTTGGAATTACAGTTACTGAGCCATCACCGTTATTTCTTTGAATAGTACCGTGCTCAACTAGAGAACCGTCTGGTTTTTTGTATTTTGTTTTTTTATAAGTAATTGCCATAATTAAAGCTCCGCAGAGATGTCAATGTATCCAGCAGAATCATACATATACAAACCGTAGACATTACCACCAGTTAAGGTAGCATCAGTATCAATACCTAAATCTAATTGGTTAGGATCACTCATATTTAACTGAATTGTAGCTTGGTCATTACCTGAAGCTTGCTGTCCATTAGATACGTCTAGTACTGCTGCAGATGGTTTTGCAGTTACAGAAGGAGAAGCTCTCATTCTTGTAGGCAGTACTCTTAAGAATTTTGCATCATCAGAGTCATAACCAAATCCAACAGCATAAATTGTTGAAGTATATATATCTCCATCAGAACTTATAGTTCCTCCAGATCCAGCACCTAATCTTTGGTAGTATCTTTCACACCTACGAAATTCATCACCATACGATCTATGTTCAAATTCTGTGGCAACGTCTCCTACTTCTAACTGAACGCCTGTAATTTCAAATGTTGCATCGTTGGTTGTCCACCAGGTAGATGTCATATCAGGAGTTCTGGAACTAGAGCTATAAGTAGCCCAAGTATCTAGACTCATAGAAGCTGTTCTATCTGTACCTTCAAACATTGAAAAGTATAGTGTTAATCCGCCTGTATTATCATTTGCAACTGTTACACCAGAAGCCCCTGGAATAGTTTTAGTAACTTTCGTCCAAGTATCTGCTGATAGAGATCCTGTTTCAAAAACATAATTTTTACTACCGCCTCCATTATAAATCCAAACATAAAAGTTCTGAGCAACACTAGATTTAACCCAAAAAGATAAGGTTAATTTACTAGAACTTGAGGTGCTATCCCAACCTGAGCAAGCTAAATCTTGAGCTTCTGGAACGTATCTAATATTCGCATAATCAGCAGCTCCAGCTCCACTTGTCTGATTGCCGTTTGTAATGTGTAAAGAGTTTCTAAATCCTTTAGCCCAAGGACCAGTATCGCTAGAAGTTAAAGCATGTTGGGTATGAGTTAATGCTTCATCTTGACCAGACCATTGTACTTTCCATCTATCAAGACCAAAATCTGAAGATGTTGACGAAGTACCTCTCTGAGCGACATTCATCGCACCGTTAATTATTAAATTTCTGTTGCTTAGATTATTAGTAGCTTTGACAATACAATCGCCACCTGGAGTCGTACTTTCTACTTTATTTGTTTTTAATGTACTCATGGTTTCGGATTATCAGATTTTACTTTGTCAATAGCTTCGACCCACTTGTTAGTACCATTCTTTTTGTCCCAGTAGAGCTGATCTAATTGTTCGGTAATTGGATCGTAAACAACAGCTCTATCTCTTTGATATTTATTATCAGCAAATTCTTTATCTAATGCTGTTCTTGCTGCATCTATATCAGATTGAACAAGCGTAACCTTGGTGGTTCCGTCTGCTTTAAATGCTCCTGTGTCATCACTTATTATACGAACTTCAGGATATGCTTTAAAAATTGCATCGTGATCTAATTTTGGCATTATCCTGCTACCTCAATAAGTGTTAGAAAAGATTTAGAGCTTCCAGATTGTGCTTTAAATGCAGCATTGCTACTGTCGCTATAACTTGAACATTGTGTTTTGTATGTTATTTGAGAAGTTGTATTAGGTGAATCCAAATAACTTAAGTTATAGACATCATAATTTGATACTGAAGAAGCACCACCAGCACTAAAATATAAACCATAGTTATTTCCTGAACCAGGTACTATGAAATTTATATCAGTAGAATCTCTCATAAGTTTAATATCGCCTCCATTTGATGTTGAAGACCTTTTGTTTTCATAAGCCTGACAAACCAAAATTAAAATCTTATTACTAGTACTTGCAGGGGTTATATTTCCTGTTAAGCCAGTATCGACATAAGATGTTGTATCATTAGATACTTGGGTACTTGTTGTAGTTTG